CATAATATAACTCCTTTAGTTGTTATTTATTTAAGAGATATATAAAAAATTACTAATCTTCAATCAAATTTTCCCATTCTGGGTCGTAGGGAATAAATGAATGGCGGCATCTATAACCACCTCTATTGATAAATGGGTCATTACCGGACTTACCTCGCCATTGGCTACTAGCCCATAATTGTCTTGCTTCTTCTTCTGTAAATACCTGGTTAAGATTATTTCTACAAAAATCCCTAGTAGTAGTGATATTTGTTCCGGTATATTTGTAGGAAGTAATACCAGCTTCATCAGCTTTATATTTGGTAAATTGACCGTCAAATTGCATCAAACTATCGTGTGCTATTTGGCTAGAATACTTACGCATATTTTCACCATAAATATCAGCTGCATATTTAGATTGTAATGTTTCTCTAGCTGCAGTGACCTGGGCTTTGATACTTGGATTATTAGAATATCTATTCTTTTCAATAAAATCTACTAACCGGTTAATTTCATTCTCATCACTACGTTGATAAATACCATTGATGCGGCCTCTAATATTCTTAACCATTTCGTTGAATGGTTTGCCTACAATAGCTGATTGATAAACTTCATTAGCAATCGTATCTAGGTAAGTATTAGCAATATCTTCAAATCCACTAAAAGATAAAAACTTTAATTGATTAATGACTTCTAAATCTGGTTTTGTAAGGGTTTTAAATCTAGCAGGGATAGGCAGTGGCTTAATAAACTTTTGATATTCTTTAATTATTTCATCGTAATCATTTCTAATTAAATCATCAGCTGTGGTTAGATAGTTTTCTTGTATTAATCTTTTAAGGTTAGGTCTTAGCTGGATAGCGAGCTGCGTATTTAAATTAACACCACCTTGGGTGCTTTTAGTAAGGTCCGCAATAATATCATCTTCTAATTTTTTAAGAACGCCAATTAAACGCTCTTCGTGGGAATCTATTAACTTGTTGATAGTTTCTTGTTTTGCCATTCATTAAACTTTAAAACCTTTTTTCCAGGATTCAACTGCCCAATAAGCAGGGGATAGGTTTTTCTGTCCTTTGACTCTAGCTAGTATAGGTCTAAATCTAGCCATAAAACTTCTTTGTCTTGCAGGGATATTTTTCTTTATAGATAGGTTAGGGTCGCCAAATCTTACCACTTTTACATTACCGGTTGATTTATCTTTAACATAAACACCAAATTTCTTTCTTTGCCCTGGGGTTCTGAAAGGTTTATTTAATTTAACTTCTCTGCCTCTATATTTTGCCATTATTTCTTTTTCCTTTTTTTCTTTGCTTTTCTTGCTGTAGCTAGAGCAATAGCGATAGCCTGTTTCCTAGATTTACCGGCCTTTAATTCTGTACGAATATTTTTACTAATTGACCTAGCTGAATATCCTTTAATAAGTGGCATTACTTCTTTTTCTTTTTCTTCATCTTCATAGAAGATTTAGCTGATTTTTTTGGTCTGCCGACTTTACTTCCGTATGTTCCTTTTCCGTATGGCATTGATTAACCCTTTCTTGATAATGTTTAAAACATAATAGTTCTAACATACCAAAGCGATAATTAAAACCTATACAAGCAAATTGACCACAAAAACATTTCTTTTCATTATGTTGTTGATGAGTCCAATTATAGAACTCTTGGCTATTTACTACTTTTCCTTTTGGCTGCCCTTTTAACGATGTCTTTGTCAAATGCTGATGACCTTCCCCTGGATATTAATTTATTAACTCTTGCCATAGCCCAAGCTGCCATTGATATCCTGGGTCTTGAACCACTACCAAGATAAGCACCTTGTCCCCTTCTATAAGAGGCTTTTAAATCTGTAAATGTGAATAGTTTAGATTTCTTTGCTTTAGCTTTTAAATTAGCAACGGTGGCAGCTGATAAAGGTTTACGTCTTACTGCCATTATATTTTTGTTCTTTGTTTTAATAGACTCATTGGGATACGTTTCCCAGCTTTATATAATTCTGATATCCTAGTTAATAATGATGCTCTTTTTTTTCTCTTAGCACCTTTTAAACCAGATAGATACTTTTTAGGTATTTTACTTTTCTTGTCTTTAGGAACTCGTCTAGCCACTTAATGAGATATCCTGCAATAATAATTCAAACCCACCTGATACAGATGAAGTAGCACTTGCTTTTACTCTCATTTCTATATCTGTTTTTTCAGTTAGAACTTCTGGAATTATATATTCTTTTCTAAATGCACCACCTCTAATAGTTTGAAATGCTTTTGTTTGAAAAGTATTACCATTAATTGGTCTTGCCATAATCTTTGCTTCTAATTCTAAATCTTTAGATGTGCCAATATCAAATGACATTAAATATCCCTTATAATTTCTAGGGATTGTATAAATTGATTGAAGTGTTTGACCATATCCTGCACTAATATAAGCACCTGTTTTACTATCTATTGTGATTGTAATATCACCTACAGGCGCAGTAGAACCGGAGACAAACGCTCTGTGTACACGAAGAAACATTTGAGTTGTGGTGGCTGTGCCGCTTCCGTTTAATGTGACCTCTTCGGAAACCTCAAGATAGTCCGCATCTAAACCCTGCACTGTAACCACGACCCCAGAATCCGTGGCCCCACTGGCTGATGTCACCGTCATTACAACCGCAGAACTCGGATAAGCGTACACACCACCTTCGTCCCAAATGGTTTCCTCAACGTTGTTTACCGCAGGGTTGTAGCCAAACTTAAACAACGCGGTATGACCCGGTATCTGCCCTCGAGAAACCTGGAGATTAAGATCCTCAGTTGATCCTATCTGAGAAATTGATCGTACGTCTGTAGCCATTTTTTATGTCTCCTACTGAGCAATGGTAACATCCGTGGTGTGTGGAATCAACAAACTCGCATTCTTCACACCTTCGTTTATTGTCTCAAGAGCAGCTTGGTTCTGTAATATCTTTAACAACTGAGCAGCTTGCTCTGCTGTTAGAGATCCAGAAGATGTTTCAACGCTTTGAGCAAGAAGAGATACAGTGGAAATAACACCACCACCGGGGTTGATAACAAAAGGTTCTAAGTCTGGGTTGTCACTGTAGATAATACCGTTAAACCGTACCAATTTATCTACTACAATCTGCCAGTCATTGATAAGAAAGTAGAAGTCCCCCGTGAACTGTCCTGATCCAGCGGGGTCACCCCCTGTGGTACGAAAGGCTGGTTGATACTTAGCGTTATCTCTAACCTGTACCCATTCTTTCCAACCTGAGTACACATCCTCTTTAATATCTACAGTATCAACGCCTTCATTTATGAGAATCTGTTTGTTTATACCATCAAAGGTAACCTTGTGACCACCGAAGTAGCCATTAGCTGGGTCATACGCCTCCCAGAACTCCCAGTATCCATAGTTGGCGGTAAGAAATGACATTAGCTTCTAAGCTCTTTCCAACGAACGTCTAGGTGAACACCTGTATCATTTGTGTAAGCAGACGCTGGTCCCATACGGTGGGCAACAACAGCCCAGTAGAACTCAGAACCTCTATTACCCCAAAGGTCAGCACTGTCAGCTACATAAGTACCTGTTTCAGCAGATGTGTCGTAAGGTGTTGTTAAAGCTGCGTCTGTATATAGTTCTGCTGTGTTAGCCCCAGTGATCTTCAAGTACACTGTATCACCTACAATACCTGTCATACCTGTGACACTACCTGTAGAGTTCTCAATGATTTCAAGGGGATAGCCCTCACGGAAGACGTGGAAGTCACGAGAACCGGGAACACCTCGAGTAGAGTTGTCTTCTACTGTAATAACAGCAGGGCTTGCTTTAGTAATACTTGCGATACTCTGACGGTGTTGACCGCCGTTTTCTGAGTAGTTCTTAACTGCTGACTTAGACATCTGTGTGTAGATAGGTGTTAGGTCTAATTCAAAAGAACCTTTACCGTACCCAACAAAGATTTCACCACCACGCCCGGGGTTAGTCTCATAGAAGGTTACAGCAGTAGGATCTACAAGCTCTTCAACAGATGAACCAGCACTCGTGCGTTGCCATTCGATAGGTCCAACACCATTACTACCAATGATAGGTTCCAC